TGTTGAGCCTGACCGCATTGCTTGCCGAAAAATACGGCGCGCAAAAAGGCGGGGCAAAAGGCAACACCACGTTCCAGACGCTCGACGGCTGCCAGAAGGTTCAGGTTCAGGTGTCGGACCTGATCGACTTCGGTCCGGAAATCCAGACCGCCAAAACGCTGATTGACGAGTGCCTGAACGAATGGGCGGCGGACAGCCGCCCTGAAATCCGGGCGATCGTCACACGGGCGTTCAACACCGACAAGGAAGACCAGATCAACCGGTCTGAAATCCTGATGCTGCTCCGGCTGGAGATCGAAGACCCGCGCTGGCTGAAGGCCATGGAAGCGATCCGCGACGCCATGCGGGTCACGGGTTCCAAAAGCTATGTGCGCTTCTACACAAGGGACGCACCAGACGCCGCCTGGACAACGATCACCATCGATCTGGCCAAGGCGGCATGACATGCCCCGCCTCACGACACCGTCAAAGTACGCGTTGAGTGAGACACACACCCTGCGCGACTTGCGTTCCCAATTGTCGCGCAGGGTCCGGTACCGGCCGGGATTGGCCGCCGAACAGGCCGCGTTAAAGGCCATTACAAACGAGCTTTTGAAACGGGAACTCGCCGCTTCCAGGAAGCCGGAACCGCTCGGCGATGCTGGAGTTGTCGGCAAGGCCGCAGTCTTCGATTTCTACAAGGATTGAGCAAATGACAACTGCAGAACGGATCGCGTTTGCGATGTTCAAATCAGGCTATCCGCCGCACATCGCAGATGAAATGAAAATCGAATGCCTTGGTGTTGTTCAGCGGCCGCTTGGCGATGGCTCTATCGGGGAAACGAATATTGCTCTTGATTGGGAGTTCAACCGGGACAGCTACATTCGCCTTGCAACCGCCGCCCTTACTGAAATCCAGACAATCCTGGAGGAGCGGACAAAGCCATGACCGCGATTGCGAAAATCCACGTCCTGAAAACCCAGGCGGGTTTTGACGACGACACCTACCGGGCCTTTCTGGAAAAACACACCGGGTCCCGGTCTTCCAAGGATATGACCGGCGAGCAGCGTTTGGCGGTCATTTCCGAACTGGAAAAACTGGTGCCCGAACAGCACCGCCAGACGGTCACCGGTAAGTTTGGCCGGAAGCTCCAGGCGCTCTGGATCGCGGCCTATAACCTTGGCGTTGTCGACAACAAGTCCGACCCGGCGATGATCGCCTGGCTGAAGCGCCAGACGGGTCTCGATCATCACCGGTTCCTTGCCTACGAGGCCGACGCCACCAAGGCCATCGACGCCTTGAAACTCTGGATCCGGCGCGAGACGGGCAATCCGTTCCTGTTCACCCATGACAAACACCGCGAGCCGCTCCTGAACGATCCAAGGTTCCAGGTCTGCCATTTCCTCTGGACCGAACTGGTCAAGATCGACCGGCACCCCTCCAAAACGCTCGCAACCCTGTTTCATGCGATCAGCGGCAAGGACCATGCCGATGACCTCAGCGACAAGGACTGGATCAAGGCCATGAACCGGCTTGGCCAGTTCTACCGGAGATCACGAAAGGCCGCCTGAGTGATGGATGACCTGCCCGGCCTGCTCGGCGAGATCGCCGACATCACCGATATCGGGGTTGCCATGGCGATCGCCGAGCGGGTTGGCGGCACGCGCGTATCAATCCCGGCCCGTGCTCCGGACGGTCATTGGCTGGTTGAGCTGGTCGGCAGGAATGCCGCCGACAAGATCTGTGATCATTTCCGGATCCTGTCACCCGATGGCCGGGAAGCCGGTGCAAGGCATGTGGTCATCCCGCGCGGTCCGGCCGGGTGTCTCGCCAAGGCCCAAAAGCGCCTTGTGATGGAACTGGAAGCGGGCACCAGCGCCCGCGAAGCGGCCCGCCGTGCGGGTTTATCAGAACGCGCGGCGTTCCGCATGCGCGCCCGGTTGCGGGATGAGGATGACAGTCAGGGTAAGTTGTTTTAAGACCGTGAAACGCTATTGGCACGATTGTCGAAAAATGGGTCGGACAGAAACGTGAAAACCATTATTGCTTATCACCAAATCGAAACAAATCGCCCCCGATCATTGGCGCCAGAGGAAGCGTCCACAATTGTGGTGTATGAAGCTGTCGGCAGGGCCATTGAAGGAAGCCCAGACAACGCTGATATGTTCATCCATGGCAGCGAACAAGTTGAAAAAGCAGAATTCAAGCCTGCGCTAGACGTAAAGTCTTTTCCGCTACACGGGCTGATTCACTTGGTTGAGAAACACCTGAAATGTTCTATCATAATTGCCTCATACGAAGAGACTTCGGAAATAGAACAAATCGTCTCAATTACAACTCCGGCCGACATCGCTATCCGCGGGGACAATAGGCAGGCAGATTTCTTCGACATGCTTCGGACACTTGATGAAGCACTAATGGAAATCTCAGAGCATATTCGCGGAATAAACGACCCGAAAATGGTGGATGCACGCCTGACGCAGGTACGAGCATCCGCGGAAGCTATGCGCTGTTATCTCGATATAGACAATGGAAATGGCCCAGAAAAACTTCCTAGAGCTGCGGCCGCCGAGGTTGAAGAAAATCTTAAGCGTATTGATTGGGCGGAGCACTCTGACAGACTTCAAAAGTGGGTGAAAATTGGTTTAGACTATCTGAAGCTTCTTCTCAAAGATGGCGGCTCCTAATCCCCATTTGACAAGCCGTTAAACGCGCTTCACTCTATCCCTGATTTCCCCCCAGACCTTGCGGGCTGACACCTGTCAGCCCCTTATTTCTCTCCCAAAACCCGGATCTTGAAGGCCTTCCCGATCGGCAGGATGAGGCCTTATGTCCGACATCATTTCCAAACTCAAAAGCGGTGGCGGCAAGTTGTCGGACAATGGTGTTGTCCGCATGGCAGCCGCGCGTATGCAGGCGGAAGAAAACGTCCTGCTGGCGATCCTTGAAGTGGAGAGCAACGGCCGCGCGTTTGACGATCAGGGCCGATTGATCATCCTGCCGGAGAAACACGTCTTCTGGCGCGAGCTTCCCAAACACCTGCGCTCCACCGCCCAACGCGCCGGGCTTGCCGTGCGCAAGTGGGGCCGCGCGAACTACAAGGGGCTCGGCAGCGCCGGATCCGATGCCCGCTGGGACCGGCTGGAAGCCATGGCCCGCTTGCATGAAACGGCCGGCCTGCGGTCCGCCTCCTATGGTGCCCCGCAGATCATGGGGTTCAATGCGGAGCTGTGCGGCTATCAAAGCGTCCAGGACTTCGTCTTGAGCCTTGCGGAAACCGAAGGCGCGCAGGCCGAGGCCTTCCTGACATACCTTGAGAAGGTCGGTCTTCTGCAGGCGATCCAGACCAAGGACTGGCGGGCGATCGCCCGGCGGTACAATGGACCGGGTCAGGTCACGAAATACGCCGGTCTGATGCGGGCCGCCTATCAGCGGCTTACCGGCACCTCCGGTTCTTCAACGGTCATCATGGGCCATCTGCGCCTGGGAGCCGAAGGCTACCGGGTCAAGGCCCTTCAGGAACGTCTGATCGCGCTCGGTTATCATCTCCATGCGGACGGAGACTTTGGCCCGGCAACCCGCCGGCAGGTGGTCGCTTTCCAGGCCGACAACGGTCTGACACCGGACGGTGTTGTCGGGCCGCGCACATCCGATGCCCTGGAGACTGCAGTCCCGATCAAGAACCAACCCGGCGGCACCCGCGACCGGTTGACCGTCAAGGACTTGCGCAAGGGCGGATCGCAAACGATCAAACAGGCCGACCGTTTGACTGGACTTGGCGCGGGCACGATCGCAACAGGAGCTGGCGCAAAGCTGCTGGAAGACCTTGGAAGCGCTCCCGGCCTTGAAACCCTTCAAGGGTTCTCGGCGATGGTCCAGCAAATCAGCGTGCTTGTTGATCCGATCCTCCAAATGATTGGCGACAACAAGTGGCTGGCGCTGGCAGCGATCGGCCTGGCGGTCTTTATGATCGCCCGGCAGATCAAGGCGCGCCGTCTCCATGATGCCAAGGAATGGAGGCATGTCGGATGACCGGTACCTCAGCCAATTTCTCAATCAGTTTCGGCGGCAGTGTTTTGACCGTGGAGGCAAGCCGGGTTTCGGTTTCATCAGCTCCGGTTTACCTCAATTCTGGCGAAGAACTCTTCTATCGCCGCCAGTGCGTCCGCAACAATGGCCGCTTCCTGCTCGTAGGTTGCGCCCTTGTGAAACGCCGCGTTTTTCATTTCGGTCAGCAGCTCATCGCGAAGCTCAAAGATATTGAAGTTTTGAGGCTTCGGATCGACGACGATCTTCAAAAGGCGATCAGCGATCAAATGGTAAGCCAAAACCTTTGGCAGAAGATTGTGCGGGTCATTCAAGCCCATTTCGCTTGCTCCGAAAAACAAAGAGCCAAAAACCTGACTGAGTCGGGCATGCCCGGCAATGGGGGGAACTTCGAATGACCGTCCTTCTGTCTTTCCTCCTAAAGCTTCTGAGCGGTCCGCTCGTTTCCCGGGCGCTCAGCTACATGGAACAGAAAGCCGCGCTCGGATCGGAGCGCGAGCGGATCAAGGCGCAAACCACGATCGAGGTGATCCGCTCTGCGGTGCAGGAAACCCGGATCATGGCCGATCTGCAGAAATCGAAATTCGACCGTCTGCCCTACTGGATCTTCGCGGGCCTCTTTGTGTTCCCGCTCGGCTTCTGGTGGAGCGCCATCATTCTCGACAGCGTGTTCCTGTTCGGCTGGGGCGTTGCCAGTGTTCCGATCCTGGAAGACTGGGGCGGCCAGATGATCCGCTGGCTGTTTTACACCGGCACCGTGGTCGGTGCGATCAAGATGCTCAAGTGAGAGGCGTAATGCTCGACTATATCAAGGCCCTTGACGGATTGATCGGCATCGCGGCGTTCGTGATCGCCGGGGCCGCAGGCGTACACTCCTGGCTTACCCGTCCCTCGAAAGCCAACTCTGACAAGATCGCCGAGCTGCAGGCGGTGAATGCGGAGTTGCACGGCCGGGTTTCCGATCTGGAGGCGGTCATCAACAATCTGCCGAACCGCGAGGATTTCCACGCCCTGACGCTGAAGATCAGCGAGATGGGCGGGCAGATCTCGACCGTTTCCACCGAGCTTAGGGCCGTCAACCGGATCGCCACCCGCATTGACGACTACCTCTTGAGCCAAGGGGGCAAGTGATGGACTTTGCCGAACATACCGCCCAGGACGTGCGTCTGATCATTCTCCGGGCTCTGGCCGATGAAAATGATCACCGGCTGAATGAAACCCTGATCGGCCATCTCCTGCAAACCTTCGGGCACACCAAAAGCCGCGACTATGTCCGGACCCAGTTGCGCAAGCTGAACGAACTGGGCGCGGTCAGCCTGGTTGAAGCGGGCTCCGTCCTGGTGGCTCAGCTCAAGCAACCGGGCCTTGATCATGTGGAGCGCCGGGCATTTCTGGACGGCGTCCTGAAACCGTCCCTGGGCAGCTGATCATGGCGCCCCGCAAAACCGTTTCAAGGCGCGGCAGAGGCCGCCTGTCATCCATCGAGCAGCTGCCGCCCGAATGCGATCACATCATCGCCGATGCGGCCCGCGACCTGCGCTCCCGGGACAAGACCCAGACAGAGATCTATCAAGAGTTCTATTCCAAGCTGGAAGGCTTGCAGAAGGAGTATCGCGGCGAGCTGGATTTCCCGATCCCGTCGTTTTCCTCGTTCAACCGCTACGCGGTCAAACAGGCCTATCTGACCCGCCGCCTGGAAGACACCCGCGCGATTGCCGCCAGCATCGCGGAGAGCTTCGATGCCGAGGCGTCCGACGATCTGACCCTGATCGCCGCCGAGGCCATCAAGACCCTGATTTTCGAACTGCTGACCGATGCCGGGGAAAGTGGCCTTGATCCAAAGTCCGCCATGAACCTGGCCAACGCCTTGAAGTCGGCCGCCGCAGCCCAGGGCATTTCCAGCAAGCGCCGGGCGCAGGTTGAAAAAGACTACGCCAAGGCGGCGGAGGCCGCGATCGACAAGGTCGCCAAGGCCGAGGGCTTTTCCGACGATACGGTCCGCTCGATCAAGGCCAACATTCTGGGCCTTGAGATATGAGCGCCGAACCGCAGGACAGCGAGTTCCGAACCGGCCGCGCCATTACCCAGGAGGAATGGCGGGAGCTTCGCGCCGCCTCGCTTTACGGCCTGCCGGAAGGGCTGCAGGACC